TTATGTAGAAATTTACCGAGTATTTTTTTCAATATTTTCATGTTATGACTTTCTAGGTAAAAGTAATGCTGTTTCAAATGGTTCTATTTTTGGAGTTTCGTGAAATTCTCCCTCCCACCATTTATCTTCTTTTTTTGCGTTTTTTGATATTCCAACTTTAGTTAATTCTTCTAATTCATCATAACCACATTCATATCCAGTAACAACAACTCTCATTTCTGGATCTTCCTGTGACAATTTTTCAATTAATTCTTTAACTTTCATGGTTTAATTTTTGTGTTATTAATTTTATCCATTGTATTCTAGATATTTGTTTATTATCAAGAATAGAAAAAGCATAAGATGAATTTTCTTTATAATTTCTTTTTATCATCTCCGCTTGTTCTTTTCTGGATTCTATTTTCCTAATATCATGGACCATGTTCAGTATATTGTCAATATATTTTTTTGTTTTCTCTCCTGCACCACAAATTTTTTCTATTTCGTCTTTTAATTGTAATGCTATTTCAAAATCAAAGTCTGTTTCTATCTTTTCATAGAAAGCTTCACATGGTGGCATTTCAGAATCAACATAATATTCAATTAAGTTGTTTTGTGAGTTCAGTTGTGATTTAACTCTATGGCAAAATAAATACCAATCAGATTTTAATTTAATTCTATTTTGTCCGTTGTTATACGATATAACAATTCCCTCTTTACCTTTCCAATGTTTAATAGTTTCTGATATTTTATAAAGATCATTAGTATCTAGAAAGTTATATGACTGTGGAGTTGGCATCTGACCAATTTTTCTCCATATATCAACCAAATCAGATGAAGAAACAACACACATTCCGTTTTTGTTTATAGCACCAATAAGATAGAACTCTATTTGTTGTGGTCTAACAACAATAACATTATTGGGTGTTACAATTTCAAACAAAAGACTAAGGTGTTGATTTTCTTTTAAGAAATCAACTACGTTTGGATATTTTTCTGGTAGCAATTCAAAATCTTTAGCATTTTCTTGAAGAGTATAGGAAACCGTTCCTCTCGTTCTCATAGAGAACTGACCATTAACATAGTCTGCTATAAGAAGAGAACCATCTATCTTATCTTCAAGTTTCCAATCTTTAAAATCTTCTGGAGTCGGATAACATTCTGGTTTTTCTCCATAGTTAAAAAACTTAGGAAAACCAGAAGATAAAACATTACCTTCTTTGTCTGTAATCAAAGAACGATAAAATAAATTATTCTTATTCCACTTTGCATCTATTTCTGGTGTTATTAAATAACAATCCAGACCGCAAAACTTATTTGGAACGATATTAAAATATCCTTCTTCTGTTGGTAGATGTACTTTCACTTAAAGTTTAGATTTATTTAAAGCATCGTAATACTTTAAATTCTCATCTTCATGGTGTCTAGCTATTACGTTTGCAATTTTTTTGGAAGTCGTGTGTTCTTTCTCAACGTTCTCTCCCTTTTTAATTTGGTTTTTTAAAATCTTCTTTGTTTTATCTAATGGAAGATTTAACTCTTTTGAATGTTTTTTTACCAATTCATTTTCTGATTTTGGTTTTTTTAAACCAGTAAGAATTGATTCAATTTTTTCATCATATTTTTTCATATTGATATTTACCGCTATTCACGATACTCCCAAAGTTCATTGATATCTAAAAGTTTAGATACACACCCATTTACTCTTTCAGTCCAGCTTGAATGAAAATGTCCATATAAATGTAGACTTGGACTACATAGTTTAAAGATTTCATCCATGACCGCTCGTTCATCGGTTAAATCTTCTAGTAAATACGCATCTTCCCTTGCCCACCCATATACCATTTCATTAAATTGTTGAGGAAAGCAATGTGATGGGGCCGTATGGGTCACTAGAATATCAACCTTTTGACAGGATTCTTTATTGAAAACAACGCCCTCGTCTTCCCAATAAGAAACTCCAACGGTTCTTCCCGTTCTATCAATAGATACTGCACCCCCAATCAATTGAATATGTTTAGAATTATGTTCAAAAACCGAGTAATCCTCGATTAATTCAAAATTATCCAAACATATTCTATCATTTCCTTTGAATGCCGAAGGATCATCATGGTTTCCACGAATAGCATAAAAATTAATATTTCTTTTTTGAAATTGTTCACTTAGCTTTTCGTAAGTAGTCAAATCTTTATTTGGATTAAACCCAACACCCAAATCGCCAACTGAAATAATATTTGTGTTTGAAATATTTTTTGAATTTATATTATGAATAAGATCAGGCCAATCACCGTGATTGTCACCTAAAAATAATATTTGTTTATTACCATCCAGATTCTTCGTCATCATTAGTTTGATATATTCTATACTGTTTTATCTCTTCTGTCAATATTTCTTTTAAACGAGCTAATGCAAGTTCGTATGTATCACATTCTTCTTCGATTTCATCTACAATGTATCCATGATGACAAACTAAATATTTTGGCGGAAATCCATAACTCCATTTAGTTTCTATATACCAATGACAATCTCGATCTTTATGATGGTCTTTTCCTATTAATACATACCACTCGTCAGTTAAGTCTGTAATTTCTTCAATAATTGTTTTCATATATTTAACTTATACGGCTTATCAACAATCACATAATATGTTCCAGAAACTTCTTCAATTCTGTAGCTAGATCCTTTGGGTAAAGGTTTATTTTTAAATGCTTTATCTACAACTTCCCAAACCGGTTTATAATCTTTATTTTTAATAAGTTTATCAATTTTGTCCTGATACCTCTGTGGAATCCTAAATTGCTTTTGGGGTTTCCAATATCCGTGAATTGGGTCTAATACTTTCGCGTTAGGAATGCGAGAAATATTAAGAACACCATCTCCATCCACACCCATATCTCGATAACCGTCATTTCTGTGATAATTCAAATACTCTTCTATTGCTTTCTTTATCTCCCAAGCAATAGTTCCTCTTATCATTTCTTTACACCCTACACCAAAGGATGAATTAGGATGATCAAGATGAGGTCTATTTTTTTTAGACTTCCAATCTTCGCTTTCTTCTACAATTTCTCCACGATCATCATACTCATTACCATATTGATCATAGAAACTACCATATTGATCATAGAAACCACCATTACCATCATATTCCCGTTTTGCATTAGGGGGAAATGCATGGTATCTTATAGTATTTTCAATATGCTGACCCTCGTCATATGTAAGACCTCTGTCCCAATATACCTCATCCATAGCCATTTTAATTTGACCGGATTGAAGCCGAGAATAAGTTTCTAAGGCCGAGATTAGAACGAATAGGTGTCTTTTATCAAATTCTATTGAAATTCTTTCAGATTTTTTCTTTTTCATCTTTATTGTTTATGTGTTTTCTTTTGAAAGAATCGAGATTAAAATGATGTTTTGCTATGTTATAAATGGTGTTTGTCTGCATCGCAACACCACATTGCATTGTATATTGTTTGAGTGCATTTACATCTCCATTAACGTAATATTCTTTATGTAATCTTCGCATTCTTCTATTTTGAGCTAATACGTCTTTACCCAAAAAAACTACAAACGCAGAAATATCATCTTCCCAATTTTTGAATATTTTCATATATCACTTATATTATAAATTTTCTCCTTCGTCAAGTATTACTCTATCTTTTAACCAAGCACACAAAGCCCAGTGATAATATGTGTAGTTGGGATCTCCTTCGTAATGAAAAAACGCATGACCCAAATCATATTGAATTTGTTTCATAACTTTATTTTTAATTCCTTTTGGTGCTCTACTTTCCAACATCCAAGAGTCCAAAAATACTTTACAATCCATTCCAAAGTCCCATGTAAAATATGCAAGATGATTGTGACGATCTACATGGTAGATATCAATATAAATTGGTTCTTTGCATTTTATTATTCCAAGTTCGTAAATTGTATCTGGTATTTTAAGTTTCACAATAAATATTATTATCTTTTAAAGAAAAAAGTCAATATGAAATTTCCAAGCTTTAGCACAATTTACGTACAATATGCAACATATTTAAGTTTTAACATATATCGAAATAGCGATAATTCTTTGTTAGGAACATTGACAAGAAATCCAAAATATACATATGATTTATCTTTTGCTACTGGAAAAGAATCTTTAGTATCAACTACACCATCTTTATGTAAGGACGTGTTTTTAGCTAAAGACTGTTTAAACTCATCAGATTCTTCGGACTCTTATTAGTACTCTAAAAATATTGGTGTGTTTTTACCAACATAAGCACCTTCAACATTAAATTGAAAATATTCCTCTGCTTCTTCTTCTGTCATATCTTCTGTTAATATTTTAATACACTTAGAACGATCATAAACAGCTACTGGATTTCCAAACTGTCTTCCGATACCAACAAAAGCATCTTCAAATCCATCCGCCAATAAAACTTCTTCGTCGTCGTGTAGACAATTTTCTAAAATTTCATTCATCATATTTTATTATTAAAAAAACGGAAGCGGTAGGATTCGAACCCACGGGAGCTTTTGACTCCTCTTGATTTCAAGTCAAGTGCAATAGACCAACTCTGCCACACTTCCAAATGTTTTATAATTATATTTAAGTTTTACAAAATGTCAACAAAAAATAAACCCCTTTCAGGTTGGTAGCCCAAAAGGGGTTTGGTTCGACTCCGCAGAAATAATTTACTAACTTTTATATCTTTTTTTTCTACCCTTTCCAATATTTTTTGCTTTAAATGTTGGTAATATAGAATCACAATTATTACAAATTATTCTAAAATTTGATATTTCGTTATTTTGAGAATTACCATCAATATGATCAGAAACTAAAGGTATTTTTAAACCTTGCCATTCTGATAAATTACACATCATACATTTATGACCATGTTTATGAATTAAATATTTTTTAATTCTTCTTCTTATATGTGCTTCACCGTACTTTACATAATCACCAGATTCTATTTGTTGTATAATTCTATCTATTGTTTCGTTTTCAAATTTTTTTCCTTTGTTCCATGCTACCGAACCTGTCTGCCCACCAGCTTTTGGTGATCTATGTCTTTTGTTTGCATTTGGATTTTTCTTGCAACATTTCATATGAGAAATTAAAGATCCTTTATTTAAAATTAAAAGATCACAATAAACACAATTATTACCATCAAATTTTTCATATGGTTTTCCACATCTTTTACCATTAATATGTTTACGAAAAGATGATAATGCGATTTTTAATCCACACTTCGGACATTCTTTAGTATTTCTTTTAATTGTCATAAGAACAAAAACTGATATAAAACTAAGCCTCGTATCCGGATCGAACGGATGACCTCAAAATTACAAATTTCGTGCTCTACCAACTGAGCTAACGAGGCATTAAAATGGTGGGCAGTGCTGGACTCGAACCAGCGAAGCCGAAAGGCGCAAGATTTACAGTCTCGTGGAATTGCCACTATCCGAACTACCCAAATGTATTTTATATCTTATAATAAGAAACAAAAAAGTCAATTAAATTTGTTCTATTCTTGAATTTAATTTTTCTATTATCCTTTGGATAATTTCCTTGAATTTAAATTTAAATTCTTCTCCATGAGAATCAAACAAATATGGAGTAATTTTATTAAAAATATCATGAACAATTTTGTTTACATCAACATCAGACTCTTCATCATATAGTGATATGGTGGATTCTGCTTCAGATAAAATCTTATCGTATAAATTTTCTAATAAAATTTGATCATTATTTTTCATTTTAAAATTTCTTCAACAAATGCTGGTATGTTGTGACTACCAAAATCTTTCAATATAATTTTAATAGCATTTGCAAAGGTTTTATAATTCATATCAGGATTTATTGAATTTATATTTTTTTCAATATAATCAGCAAGAGCCTGAGCCTCTACCATTTGTTCTTGAGACAACGATTCTTCTTTATCGTTAGAATTTTCTTCCTCTGGAAATTCTTCTCTCATATCAACCTTTGAAAGTTCTTGCATTTCTGGATCATTAGGTTGAAATTTATTTTCATTTTCCAATAAAACATTGGAATATATTTTTTCTAATAATAATTGATCTTTTGTTCTCATTTAATATATTTACAATTAAACAGAAGAAAAAGAATCAAGTATAATCGAAAGATTACATTTTTCACGCATTCGATTGCTCCGTAACTATTCTCACGATATAGTTTTCTGTTAAATTGTAAACCAGAAAGTTCTTCATTGGCTACCGAGTTGTGATCCCGTTGGACGAAGTTTACTTGTTACCCTCTG